CATCACTCGAAGAGTCTCTACTGCGATGTTAGGATATAGGTTACCTTGGATATTGATTAATAATGGAACACGTCTGACAACACCATCAATCTCTGGTGCAGTATTAATAACGCCAACACCGTCTGCATCGAAGATTGGTGGTAACATACCTTTGTATGTAAAGAGATTGTTTGATGCATCACTGTTTCCACCGACCATATTCACTGGTCGAAATATACCTATTGATTCTCTTTGTAAACTTCCGGTCTGAGCAATAACAACACCGTTGCCTATTAATGCATCTAATAGTTCAGGGTCTTTACCAAATCTGTCTGGCTCTGAGAATAACATAGGCAGCACGATAATACCTGCACCTTGTTCACGTAGTGTCCAGATTAAATCAGCGATCTTATCTCTTGGCCATGGCCATTGTCCATTCGCTTCAATTGCCTTTTCACCGATAGTAACATATGCAAGGTTTTCTTCTTGATATACAGTTTCATTTTGTAGCTGCCAGTCAAATGCTTTAAGCTTTGCAATCTGTACGATACTGTTATTAGACCATGAAAAATATGCTATTGCAAATACTGTAAAAAATGCAACGCTCCAATGTGTTAATATTTTACCCATGATTTATTCCTAGTTTTGTGTTACTGTTACGCCGCATCCACTTGAATTTTGACATGTGCCGGTTAATGAATAATTCTGTGTTGTATCGCTATGTTGTGTTAATGATAAACTATATGCACCAGCACCTTTTGTGAGAGTGATTGATGCATTATGCGAGCCTTGACCAGTTTGAACTGAACTGACAGAATGGCCATCACCGTTTAATCGTAAATACAGATCCTTTTCACCAGTACCTTTTTGTTTTGCAAATATGTTATTGCTACTTCCATAGGTATAAACAGTCATATCATGTTTATCAGAGTTGCCTGATCTCTGACCAAGTTTTAACGCATTATTACTACCATGAACATCAACATTTATTACATGATTTGCTGCTTCATAACTTCCACTTGTACAGTTAGAAGAATTTGTATTATCATAGACACAGCCCTGAGTAAGTGCAAGTGAATTACTATTACCTAGTATGTGAAATCCTATCGTTCCACCAGTAGAAGTATTTGCTTGATTGTTAATTTGTTTAATCTCGAACTCGTTGCCATTGCCATCTATATCTCCACCCCAGGCTGCACCACTACCCCAGTAAGATATCCATGATGTTTTATGGTTATCTCCTTGTTGAAGAATGTTAAACGTAGTATTGCTTCCGTCTATATCAAGTTTAAGATAATTATCTTGACCGTCTTGTACAACATCTAAATCAAAGCTAGCACCGGCCTGCTCAATGTATAACTGATTTGCTACCGCAGGCGTGCACCCGGACAGGATTACGATACTAATTACTTTGATATATTGTAACATTGCCACCTCCTGCTCCGCCAAGTTCGTAGTCGTATATTTCTATTTGTCCTTGATACACGTTAATCGTATAATCGTTTTCGTTATTTAAAACCATCTCTATTGTATTACTGCCGTCTGTTCTATACCATGTCCAATTATTTTCACCGACTATTAATATAATTCCTCTATCGTCTTTACCTGACTTCTTACCTTTAGTTCTACCGGCCAAAGCATCACGTGTTAATAATGCAATAAGTTCTGAGTTAACTTGTGCTAGAATATCTGGTAACAAGTCAAAGTCTAACCAGTTCACATCAAGTTCTGCAAACTCTTCTTCTACTGCTAATAAGTCTTCGTCAAGTTCATCAAATGCTAATAAATCAATATCTAATAATGTTCTTACTTCTTTTCGAATTACATCAGTATCTTCGGTAATAGGCTTTTTACGAACGATCAGCAGATTATTAATCATGCTTGCATCTATATTAAGTAAGACAGGAGCAAGAGGTTTCCTACCTAAATCAGTTGTTCTTGTGGCCTGAAATGCTTTATTCAGAATCACCATACCTACATCGGTTTCAACTGTAATTTCACCGGTGTAACACATACCAGAAACATCACAAGAAGGTAGAAGAATAATTGTACTACCGCCGAGCTCATCAACTGTCATCGTAAAATCAGTACCTCGTACACCGATGTTTGAAGTCGGCGTAGATATCTTTACATTCTGTCGAAAGTTCTTTGCTAACTTTCCAGATGCATATCTTAATGTACCAAGCTTTGCTTTAAGACTCAGTGACCCTTCATTATTTGCTGGGTCATATACATAATCATCGATCACTAATACAGACTGAGCTGTCATATCAACTATCGTATCATCAATAAATGTTAAGCGATGACCGCCTTGAAATGTTTCAATCTTATCATTTTGTTCTAGTTCAACATCTAAATCAGAATTAAGCTTTTCGCCAGTTTCTCTTTCCAAAGATCCTGGCGACTTAGCTGCAGTCACAGTTCCTATACTACCCAATGCTTGGGAAGATAACATAACAAATAATAATATAAACTTTAGCATTACTGAGTCTGACTAATGTCTACGTCAGCAGCTGCTCCAGCACCAGTGTTTGTAATAATATCCAGAATAGAATCATATGCACCGCTTTGTATAACATCGTATGTAGCACTGTTACCAGTATGATGTATCGTTATCTGATGACCAGCACTGTCTCCAGGGCCATCTAGATTGACCTGAAAGTTGTTTAGATTACCAACTGCTGTAATAGATACTGGTGCAGAAGCACCGTCAATATCAAGGTTTACAGTTGTTGAATCACCGGTTGCTTGTAATACTACATTCGAAGCTGAAGATGCAGCTGATGTACCAACATCAATATCAATATTACCGCTGTCACCTATTATGTCAATGTCAGCAGTCCAGTTATCACAGTAGCTAGAACTGGCTCCTGCATTACATTTTAAAACAATGTCGTTTTGATCACCAGTTGCAACGATGTTAGCATTTAATGAAGTACCTTCAAGATCCAGAGTTAATACGTTAGTATTACCGGTTTGTTTTGCATACAATACTGAAGTTGTACCTGTTAGAGTCATTCTTGCTGCAGCTGTACCCATAATGTTATTTTGGCCATCTTGAATTAAATCAAGATTTAATCCGGCCCCGCTTTGTGTAATGTAAATGTCATTTGCAAACGCAGGCGATAAACCTGCGGACATCAATAATATAAGAAATATTTTGTGTATATTTCTCATAGTACTTTACCTCCTTAACAACTAACTTATGATAGATTATTCTATAATCAAGTTAGGTTTGTCTTTCCCTTTAAATTTCCATAATTCTAATTGTTCACCTTTATCGACTATATCAACTACTGCACGTTCTATAGCTTTTCTCACTGCAATATTAGCAGGTTCATTTGTTGCCCTACCAATTTCTGATTCTACAGGCATAGTGCCCATATCAACCCATCTAAAGATATCGCCTTGTGTTTTAATACTTATGATACTCTTAGAGGTTGTCGATGTTAATAATATTTCACCAGTAGAAACTGAGATAAGTCTGAGTCCTACTGTTACTGTGTCACGAGCATATTGTGAATTTACACCTACGCCCAATAAGCGAGCACCTTTACCTCCGGTTTGTGTACTACTATCATATCCGATAATAGCTCCTTCGATAAGTATGCCTGCAAATAATAATGGTTTTAATTTGTCTGTATCATTATTTAATTCTCGAGTTTGTCGTATGATCTGTCGCTCTTTTATTAAATGATCTACTTCTTCTCGTTCTACGACTTTAAACCAAGATCCTTCACCTACTTCTTTCAGCGTTTCAATCAGATATAATGCACCGCCTTGAGTTACAGCAGAACTAAGATGTGCAATATTAATACCAGGTTTTCTTTGGCCTGTCTTATCTGTAAAAGAATATACTGCTACAGTTATTTTTGGGCCATCAAGTTTATGATATTCTGCTACAGCTTTACTTGCTTTTTGCACAGTAGGTGCATCAATGAATTGACTTAAGTTATGATTATTTTTTCTATCTGCAATATCACCACTTCCCATACATCCAGTTAATGCACATAAGAGAAACAATGGTAAGAATAGTTCTGAAAAAATTGCCATCTAAAACTCAAAATTCCCGACAGGAACTGATATTGTTGTTACTGTTCCGTCTTCGTCTGTTATTCGTATATTAATCATGTCGTTAACTTTTTCCCAGAAAATAGTATTTCCTTCTATTGTAGCTGTACCTGATGTTGGACACGAGCTAGTACAGTTCTCTCCGAACATACTATCAACAAGTTGTTTAGATAGCTGTGCGTAGATTCTACTCTCAACGTTAACCAAGAATTTGTTTATTGTTTGATTCTTAGCGTCTCTTATTGCCTGAGCAAGTTCAGATGCTTTTTTATCTTTACGATCTTTGTCTCTCGTAAATCGCAACTGTTCTACTGAAAGAACGTGACTGGAATATCCAGACCCGCTAAAGCTTGGGTTTTTAAACCCAAACCCTAAATTAGTTGCACCAGCAGGCATACTCGTACTCACCATCCACAATACAGCACCGCAGCCACCTACTAAAAATAATAATATCATGGATAAGTAAAATCTCATTAGTTATGGTGCTCGTTAATACGTCGTTCTAGCTCAAGCCACATTCGCATTGAATCCTCATGTTTATGACCCATTGTTTCAACTTGCTGTTTTAAACTATGAAATATATCTTCAGATACTTTGCGTTCAACAGTTGAGTACATTGCATCTAATCGTGCACGATTTTCTGTAGAAATACGATTCGCTTCAGCAATCTGATGATTAATCTCTTCTTTATCTCTACTCATTTCGTCAATCATTTGTCGAAGAAGATCCATTCGTGTCATAACATTATCTTCAATAGATCTTTTATTGTTTTCTATTATGTTACGCATATCATCGTGATGATGATTTCCCATTTCATCAACTTTGTTATTAAAGTTTGCGTCTTGGTTGCCTATTCGGTTTTCTAATTGTGCAATTTGTTCAGCTTGATTTGCAAACTGTACTTCAAATTCATTTACATAGTTTATGCCGATATACATTGCCGAAACGACTGATGCCAGAATTGGTAGCATTACTATAAGTGTTTTTATCATTTTGTATTCCATCTTTCTAAATATTCAATATAATTTACCATCGAGTGATCTGCAAAGTTATCGATAGAACCTTTTTTAAGTCCCATCCACATACCTTTCATACGATCACTAAATCTATTAGATAATAGTGTTGGCGGTGTTACTTCGCCCATACTATTAATGTATTTTTCTACACCGTGATGACGATATCCCATGATTCTAAATGGAACTCTTGTCACGATATCATTATTATTCACCCATCTTATATGATCTATTTTCAGTGATTTTACATAAGCAGGCCAACCTACACGAGGTGAACCGTACGTATATAACTGTACAGGATCAACAACTTCAGGATCGGCCATGCAACGTGCAGCCATGATAGTTGCCATGGCTGCTCCGAGGCTATGTCCACAGAACCATAGAGATTTGTCTTTAATTTTATCTTCACCACAGCCTAAACATACGAGAGGCCATAACTCATCAACTTCTGTTTTGAATCCTTGATGTACACGAGATATTGTTTCAGCCATCACTGGGATCGCTTTTAAATCTGCTTTGATATCATTGAACTCAGTTGGTTGTGTGCCGCGACATGCGACGACCACATCTGTTTTATTTTCGAGTCGATATGCCTGTGCACCTCCATTGTCATAGTATGCGACTTTTGTAAAACCCAGCTCTTTCACTGCTTTCTTTACTTCTTTCGTATCACCATATGCGATAGATGCAAGCTTTGCGAAGAGTAAACTCTTTGCTTTTATATCTAACTCATTAATCATTACTCTTCTTCTTTTTTCCAAATGCTCCATGCACCGTATGCTATTGCAGCATAAGCAGCCCAAGTAGCTAACGGTCCAGCAACAAGTACTATCACTCCCATAAGTATGAGAGCTCCGCCATTCCATGAAGTTCTTTCTTTAAGTCTATCTAACATTTATTTTCTCCTATTTGCCGTCGTTTAAACTGTTTATGTAACGGTCTTCTATTACTTTTATTTGTGTTTCTAATTCATCGATCTTTTTTGCAATGCGCGGAGATACCTTTCTCCATGCATCTTCTGGTTGATCAAACCAGCTGAAGTTGTATTTATCACGTAAATAATCAAGTAGTTTATCAAACTGTGCATATCCCCAAAGACCTACTTTAGTCTTTTGAATATATGCTAAACATGCTGCACCTATAAGAGCGCCTGCAATTGATGTATAAATCCACATTGTTGACATTACCTTTTATCTTTCTGTTGATATTCCAAGATCATATCTAATTTTTGTTTAAGTCTTATTAAATCATTATCTAACATTCTTATTCTATCTATCAATCCAATTAGTGTCATATGTGATTCATGAGTAACTGGTTTCACTGATAATGTAACCCATGTCCAAATATAATATATAAAGTATCCCATACCACCAGCGGCAATAATAGGAAACCCGTATTGACTTATAGCTGCACCAATATCCATTAGTCTTTCCTCGCATCTTTCTGACCATCAGCACGTGCAATACGTGATAGATCAGGTTCTAGATTAAAAGCAGCAGATAGTTGTACGTCAATCCTTATAATCTCATTATTCATTGTCTTCACCCTATTATCAAGTGCTATAACAAACATTCTTTGTGTTTGTATGTCTTTCAATACACCTTCAAGTATAAACCTAAGTATGAGAAATATAAAATATCCACCAATACATGATGCAGCAATAGGAAATCCAACGTCGGCTACTAATGATAAAAAATTCATAATATATCCATTTTAACTGTGTACAAACTCTAATAAGCGTAGTATAATATTCTTATGTCTATTTATCATAAAGGAAATAAGTAAAATGAGCGTAGTTGGCGAAATAGAAAATATAAATTATGAAATCTCACAGCTTGAAGCAAAGATACTAGAACTTCACAAACGATTATATGCTTTAAAAAAACTGTAACATAAAAGTTACAGCTATAATCTAAATGTATTTAAGTGTGTACATATTATATGTAATATGTTAGAGTGAACTATAAACAAAGGAGACTTCATGTCACATTCAATACAACTCGATATCGATTTTAACATTACTACTTCTAAAATTAAATCACTTACTAAAAAATATAATATTAACTTTGAACTTATAACTAAATCTGGACCTGCTTCTGGAAATCCTATTTACAAGTTTTCTTCTAACATTAAATCAGATCTTGAATTATTTTTAAATAAAAATTACCAAACAATATCTGCCACATCTGGAATTATTAATATATAATCATCTTAAAAAATAGTGTAACATAAAAGTTACACTATAAAATAAAATGTGTATATCTAAAAATAAAGGTGTACATTTGATAAGAATCGTTGTAAGATGATTATATTAAATAAAACAAAAGGAATATATTATGAGTGCTACTATGACTGATTACGGAATGTTTACTGATGCCGGTAATGCTGCTGTTGATGCTGTTTTCGAAGCTGTAAAAAAGATTTTTATTACTTCATATGATTATAAAGATACATATGACGGTACAGGTATATTTTATCATGTAGCTTTGCCTATGTTAGAATCTCTTGAAGTTATGCCAGAATTCGAAGAAGCCGGCGATACTGCAGTACGTGAAGCAATGTTTACAAAGCTTTTAGATGCTGGTATCATACCAATATCTTAAGTGTGACAATGTGTCACGGTTTAAATTATCAAAAAGATGATTACATATATAATACAGTGAAAAAAAGGATAAATATATTATGATTACTAACACTCAACTTGCAGATCGTAGAATGATGATAGAAGCAGCTGCTGAACGTATCAAATCTCGTAAAGCTCAAATGTCACGTATCAAAAAGTCTTCAAAGCGTGTTTCTGCAGTATCTCAAAAACTAAAAAAGAAAAAAGATGAGATTACCGGCTTCGAAGATGGCACTAATCCTAATCATTACACAGATGCATCTAAGTATGCAAAAGAGTTCTATGGCCAAAGGCGTGAAGATACTATACGTTGGGATGACATAGGCGATCACAACGATTGGAGCTAATATGAGCATGCATATGATTCAAGGTGTACAAGTACATGGTACATCTCATAAAAGAAAATTGCGTAATAAAACAAAGTCGCTTCTCAAAGCAGAAGCGGCTCTTGCAAAGTATTATGCCAAACTAGGTGTCGGTAAAACCAAACCTAATGCACATCTCGATATTCCAAATTATCGACCACAAAGTAAATTAATCCCTTCACTTGGACAAGGAATTGGAAACGGATTAAAAAAAGAGTCTAATACTTACACAGGCAATGAGATTGCTGGTATTGCTACAATGCATAAATCAAATGCAGTACCTGTACGTAGAGACTCAAATGAAGCAATTGAAATTGCAAAGATGGGAAGTTAATATGACAGATTTATTTAAAGAATATAAGGAGGCATTATTAGAAGAACATTGCATGGTAACATTCAAAAAAGTATCAGGCGATGAACGAACAATGCGATGTACTCTTCGAAAAGAAGATATACCTTCGGCCGGCAAGTCGGATCCTCTTTCTCAAACAAAGATACGAGAACTCAATACTGAAGTTCTTCCGGTTTGGGATTTAGATGCAGAAGGTTGGAGATCTTTTCGTATTGAGAATGTAACAAAATTTGAGATAGACTGGTAATGGATATAGTACAACTCAGTGAAATAGGATTAAGTAGTACGTTATACGATATGTTTAGCAATCCATTTTATCAAACTTGGTTTGTTGCCGGCAGTATTGGATATATATCATTTTTGCTTGGTAAATCATCTAAAGAGAAAACTATTGAAAAGACTTTAGATTATCTTATAAAAGAAGGCTATCTTCATACTGATAAAGATGGCGACATAAAAATAATTAAAAAATAGGTGTACAATCTTTTTAAAACGTGTTAGAATAATAATTTATAATGGAGATATGAATGGCTGCTAGAAAAATGCCTAAGATAAAGAAGAAGAAAGCATCGCTGCCACGTAAAATCAAAACTGGTATTGGTGCTGCACCTACAGATAACTTTGCACATTTTGCAGAATATTTTCGTATGGATTTAGATCAAAAAGAAACATCTTATATTCTAAAAAAATATATAAAAGATAATGTTAAAGATAAAGACACAGTAAAGAAGTATCTTTCTGTTCCTGATTATTATTTTACGAGTTTAAATAATTTACAGTGCGCAATGATAGTTTGGCTAGAAAAAGGTTTTGATCTTCCTAAACTTTATTGTTTTAATACGAGCACTAAAATATTTTATGAAGGATTAGATTATGCAGTTAAAAAGAAAGTAACTGAATTTGAAAAGATTAAAACGCCAAAGAAAACTCCGGCAGATGTTCTAAAAATAAAGAAACAAGAGCTCATCGGTTCTATTGAAGAGATACTTGATACTGAAGAATATGATACAGCTTATTCGCCATACGATGAATTATTAAAAGATGGCCATGCTCAGTCTACTGCAAAAGCAATTATAGATTATTATAATCCTGTATTAGAAGAAGCCAAAGAGTTAGTTCATAAGAAGACACCTGACTTAGTAGAAGGTTATTCACATATGCCAGTACCTGTACGTAAGAAGTATCTTGAGTTTTTACAACACGTTGTTGATGATACAAATAGATTTGTTATGGCAAAGAAAGCGACACGTAAGACTTCGAAGCCACGTACTAAATCTGCATACGCGCAGGTATCTAAACTACAGTTCTTGAAAGAGAGTAAAGAGTTTAAAATCACATCGATCGATCCACTACTGATAGTCGGAGCTCGTGTGGTTTGGACGTTTAATACAAAATACAAACAGCTTACTGAGTTTGTGTGTAGAGCAAGAGATGGGTTTGAAGTCAAAGGTACGTCATTACAAATGACTGATCCAGCACTGACACGTAAGATAACACTACGTAAGCCACAGGAGTTCTTGACTATTATACAGAGTAAAACACAGAAGCAAATAAGCGTTGCATATAGTCAACTCACAACGAAACAAAGTTCACGATCAGATGGACGTATAAATAAGGATACATTAATAATGAGAGTATTTGATAAATGATAGATGATAACACATTCTTAAATAAACCAAACTTTACTAAAATGGTTGAAAACAAAGTACTAGATACAAAACAATCTTATATAGATGCTGTAATAGATCTTTGTGAAAAACTAGATATTGATCCGATTGATTCGAAGAAATTCATATCACCGGTCATACAAGGTAAGATTGAAGCAGAGGCAATGACGCTCAATCTGATTCCACGACAAAATACATTGTCATTCGACTAATATAATTGTTTACATTTCAGTAATAATATGTTATAATAATTTAATACTTCAGCACATACAAGGAAAATAAATGAGCTTTCAAAATTTAAAACGCAATAAAGATTTAATATCTAAACTAGTCAACGAGGCCGAGAAAGTCGGCGGTGGCGAAAAGAAAAACTACGGTGATGATCGTGTTTGGAAACCGACAGTCGATAAGGCTGGTAATGGTTATGCCGAATTTAGGTTCTTACCTGCACCAGAAGGTGAAGACTTACCATGGGTTCGCTACTGGGATCATGGATTTAAAGGTCCGACTGGTCAATGGTACATCGAGAAATCACTGACTTCAATCGGTAATCCTGATCCGGTAGGTGAACTCAACTCCACATTGTGGAACTCTGGTCATGATGAAGATAAAGAGACTGCACGTCGACAGAAACGTAGACTGCATTATGTATCTAATATCTACATTGTATCAGATCCTGGCAATCCAGCAAATAACGGTAAAGTATTCTTATATCAATATGGTAAGAAAATCTTTGACAAAATCATGGATGTAATGCAACCTTCATTCCAAGATGAAACTCCGATGAATCCATTTGATTTCTGGGAAGGTGGTAGCTTCAAACTGAAAATACGTCAGGTTGAAGGTTATCGTAACTATGATAAATCAGAGTTTGCTGGTACATCTGTACTATATGAAGACGAAGCTAAGTTGGAAACCATCTATAATATGATGCATCCAATTGGTGAGTGGGCAGATCCTGCTAACTATAAATCATATGATGAGTTGAAAAAGAAACTTGATATGATTCTTGCACGAACATCGTCACCTACGATGGCACAGCAATCACAGCTTGGTGAAGAGACTGCCTCAGCTCCTATGAAGGAACTGCAACCAGTCACAGCTGCTGAAATGCCAGCGGCAAATGAAGATGATGATACCTTAAGCTACTTTGCAAAAATAGCAAACGGTTAATAATAAAAGAAACGCCGGTGGTTATACTGCCGGCGTTTTATTAGTCTTTCCAGTTAAATGGTGTCCAACCAAAAACAGAAAAGCTTTTATTATCAATATCTTTATCAAGATTATTTTGACCATTATTACCTGAAATAGTAGTTGATATAGTATTACTATCTCCTTGAGTAGTACTAAGATCTATAACAGCTGGAGCTGCT